GTGTCAACGTCTTTTGTGGCTGATTTTAGCGATTTGTTTAAATTATCGACGTCACCAAGAATGGAAAGTTTGAGGGTACGACTGCCAGCCATTAGTTGTACTCCTTAACAATTGTTGAAAACGCTTGTTCCCATTTTTTTATGATCTCAGGTTGTGCAGCTCGCAATGTTGGATAGATAAACCAGCCGCGTGTGCCTCGGCCTTCACGACCTGACCACACTGGGAATTGCTTATAGCGATTTGATCCAAATTCGTAGCCGCCCCAAACTTGTTGGGTTGTGCCGCCACCGCTTAGTTTTTGACGTGCAAAACCATAAGAAATTTCACCAATTTTTGACGATTTGGAAACGGTTGCACCGCTGGCAATGATCGAAGCAACACGGTTGTTTGCTGATCCAGCTGTGCCAATAACCTTTTGTTTGACGTATTCTGCAAGCTCTGATGTTCTTTCTTTTGCTTGCTTTGTAGCTTCTTCGTCCATTGCTTTGAAAGACTTTACAATGGCACGCAATTCAGTCTTGTCGTAGCTGATTGCCTCTTTAGCCATTTGCTTGCCTTTCCAAAATCTCAATGACCGTCAAAATGTCTTCGGCGGTTTCAAATACGTCTGGTGGTAGCCCCGTGGCCAGAGCTACCTCCCAGACGATCCGACTTAGGCTTCCGACTGCGTAGCTTTTGGGTTTGCTTCACCAACGATCACTTCGGAAATTGTTTCCGTCCAAATGTCAATTGGCTTGACTGGCTTGCCCGCAGCTTCGCGCTTCATGGCGTTGTATGCCAAAAAGACTAAATCGGAAATGCCGATTTTTTCTTGCGCTTGTGCAATGGTGTTGCCCGTGTGCTTTTCCCATTTAACCCACTCAGGCGGGGCAGCAACGTAAGTGATCTGCGTGCCGTCGTTGTATTCAATTGTTATTGGTAACTTCATTTTTCCTCCCGATTGTTTATTAAGCGAAGTTTTCGGCTGGTGTGCCAATTACTGTGAATGACAACGATACTGTCTGTGCGTCAGGTGCGCTGCCTCCCACGCTTGGAAATGCTGGCAAAATCTGGAATGTGAATGTCGCACCGCTCGCAGCTGTCATAACTGTGCTAATTCCTGTGTTTGGTGCTGATTCTGTTGCGTTCCACAAACCTTCACAAAGTGAACCTGTTGCGCCCCAGTCTGCAAGCATTTCGACGTCGAATGTAAACTGATCGTCAATGTGCTTATAAACCTTGCCGTCTAGTGTTTGATAAGTTTCTATTGTTGGGCTGTTTGACAAAACTGCGCTTGTTGCTTGGGCGTCGTAATTATTGCCACCAATAGTAAAGGTGACGTCGCGCCCAGTTATTACTGTTGTTGGCATTTTTACTCCTTAGATTGTCTGTGTGTAGTAAGTTGAAACGTTGATGTCGGCAACCAGCATAGGGCTTTGACCTACTTCCAAAACCGTTGGCTTTTCGATTGTGCCTACAACGTATCCTGACGGCATTGCCGCAAGAATTCCAATGATGAGCTTTTCTAAATTGTCCAATGATCCAGCATTGCTGTTTGAAGCAACAATTGCTGAAATGGCAAAATTGAGTTTGACTTTCACTTCGCTTTTACCAATAAGCACGACTTCGCCATAGGGTGAATCGGGCACAACCACTATCGCTGGTGGAATGGGTGCTTCGGGCACGCTGGGGTAAATGTTGGCTGCAAGTGCTGCAAAAGAATTTGCCAGGGCTGAACGCGTTTCGGCTATTGAGTTGGCAGGCACTATTGCACGACATTTTCGACGTCTAAAAACGGCTGAAGTAACGTGGACACACGATTTGTAAGACTGCGCCCCATTCTGTATGGCGTACTGGCAAAATCGACGCCTTGAATTTCGCCACCAGCTGCAACACGTGATTGGAAGACTTCGACCGATACTGCCAAGACGGCAGATTCAATTGCTGGTGAGTTTGCATAAATGTTCACTGCGGAATAACCTGACAATGTAGCTGTGCCGTTTGGCACGATAGGGCGAATTGCCACGTCAGCATTTACAAGCGCAGCTGTGAAATAACGCTGTCCAATGTCCTCTGTCAATGTAAAAGTATTGCTAAAAGGTGCAGGCAAACCAGTCACAATGACTGATTGACCTTCTACAAAATAATGTGGTCGTACTGTGTAAAAGTAAGCAACGTTTGTGTCTAATTCGTATGACTCAATTGCAGATGTGTTTGCCACAAGCATGGGCAAAATTACGGCTTCTGCCGTGTTAATAATTTCATCTAAAACGCTGTCAGGATACAAGGAAACGGAAACGCCAAGCACCGTCCGCAATTGTGCGGTTGAAATAATACTTGGCATTTCCGTTCCTTTCGTTCGGCTGCGCTACGCTCGGGAGGATACGTAGCGCATGATTAATGTGGGTTTCTTATGAAACCATGTAACGGTAAGAACCTGCGCCAAGCTTTGTAGCTACTGCGCCGTAACCGTAGTATGCAACGTTGACCTGACCTGTGTTGATCACGTTTGTAGAAAGTTGCAAGCGATTTGATTCATACCATGTGTATGCGGTTGGGTTGACAACGATCAATGTGTTGTCGCCAATTCCTGAACCGTCTGTAAGTGCAGTTGAAACGCGAAGATTCAAACCAAGTAGGTTTCCACGAATTGCTGTTGCAGTCAATGTACCGCCAGCGTTCTGTGGGTTAATTGTCTGTTGGAAAATTGGACGGTTTGAATTGTCAACCAAGCCCATAAGTGCGCCCCACTGCTCAGGTGAAACAACAATGTTTTGAGCAAAGCCCAATGTTCCCTTGTAGATTGAAACTGCTGCGTCTGAAACAAAGTCAGCAACCAAAGCACCAGTTGTTAGTGCTGCGCGGTTTCCGCCGTCTGTTCCACCGTTAATAAGTGCTGTTCCAACTGCAACGTCTGTTGCCTTTGCGTATGCGTATTCCATTTGACGCACAAGCTCATCAAAAAACGCTGGTGAGCTGCGATCTAGAATTTCCAGGCTGAATGTCTGCTGTCCAATGAACTTCTGAACACTTACTGAAACAAACGCGCTGTTCATGTCTGTGTTTGACGGTGTGCCACCTTCAGACGCTACTGCGACTGTTGGTGCAACTGTGATCTTAGGAATTTCAAAAGTCATACCAGCGTCAGGCAATGCGCCTGTGCTGATTGAATCAATAAATGGTCGATCTGCATTTGAAATGCCGTTGATGACCTCTGTTAGCTGACGTGTTGGTACAAGTCCAGCATTGTCTGTTGTGTCTGCTGCTGCTGCAACATACAGCTTTGATTGCTCGTTGCCTAGTGTTGCACGAACTGAGTGTTCTAGGTAAGTCGCCTTATTTACGATTGGTGTGCGTACGCGCTGTGAATCTAGCGGGTTCGCAAGGGCGGCTGGCTTAGCAGCTGCCGTTACTGACTGTGCGGCTTCTACCGTCTCTGCGGTTGAAGCGTCCTTGACGGTGTCTTCCACTTCGTCTCCTTCGGTTGTTGTTGATTCAGGTTCGATTGTCGAATCTGAAATTTGGTCTTCCTCTGTTGCCGCGACTGACTCCACGCGGGCTGATCGGATCGCTGGCTCTGACGTCAATGCCACACCAGTCAATTCGCCCTTCAAAATGCGAACTGTGCCGTCCTTCAATGTTTCGTATTCGTCAAACATAACTTCGACGCTAAAACCGTCGCGCAAACCTTCTTGAGCTTCAACTAATGCGTCGTTGCCAGCCGTGGTTTCAGCGATTTTGAAAGTCGCGTCAATTCCTTCTTTGCTTGCAGAAATTGAAAGTGTTTTGCCAATACGACGTGTGCGGTCATGTTCCAGGTTTAGCAAAACTGCCGTTGGCTCAATTGATCCTTGTGCAAACTGCACTTTGCCAATTGAAGCACTGCCTGTTTCTTCAAAGGTCACAATGCGACCTGAGATTGTGCGGCTGATTGAATCAGCTGCAATAATTTGCATGGGTGTGATTACTTTTTTGCTCATAGCAGCATGTCTTCTTCCTCGCGTATTTCGTCGATCGACATTGCGCCGATACGGTTCAAGATTTCATACATTTGCGCTCTTTCCATAGGGTTGCCACGTAGGAAATCGTCTAAGTCGAATTTTACGGCGTTGCCAGCAGGCGTAAAGTCTGCAAATGACAAACGTTCTTCAATGATTGACATGTAACTGCGAAACGCAAAATCAACCAGGTCGCGTCGCTTGTCTAGGGCGTTTGCGTATGTGAATGACGACTGTTGTGAGTCAGTAAAATACGCTGGCATGTTACATGCACGGCTTAATTCTAAAGCTACATAATTGCGTGCTTCGTTCAGCTGTAAATTCTTTGGATCATAACCCAAAGTTTCCAAAGTCACGTCAGCGTTTAAAAATGCCGTTGATTTGTTGGAACGTGCTAACCGCCAAGCGTTAAGCAATGCAGTAATGCGATCTGCGGGCAATGATGTGCCATTTGACTTCAACACCATTTGTGGAATTGGCTCAATGGCAAAATTCATGCTTGCTTTTTCTAAAGCTGCAGCAGCCTTGATTGTGCGACCTGCTCGGCCTAACAAACCTTCCTGGGTATTAGGAAAAACAACCAGGTTGGAAGAATCGATCGAGCTGCCGTCAATTCTGTACGCTGTAATTTCAGTGCTGGTTCGATCTAATGTAAAAGTTACGCGTTCAGGTGCAATGCGTTCCATTGCTCTGATTTTGCCTGTGTCTGCATAACGATCGGTCACATAGCAATAAGCGTTAGGGTGGAAAAATAAATCTGAGATAATCCATGACCAAAACGTTAC